CGCAGTCGATCGTACACAAAATGGCTTAGCCCCGCAGTATTTCTTGTGTTATGAATAACCAAATCTGTCGGAAACCCGTTTGAGTAGCTACCAGACCCGCCGTTCCCGCTAAAAGCAGTTGGCAAAAACACCCCCGTCCCGCTCGTCGGCTTGCGCATCGGGCCACGGCGGATGGCGATGTAGATGTAGGTAAACGGGCCTGACCCTTGAGCGACCGTAAAACCAGAAGAAGTTACGCTGTATCCGGGAATGCTGGTTCCCTCCGCGTTTGCTAAGTTTGGTACCAGACGTGCATAGGAATTGCTTGCTGTGAACCCGCGCATCTGGTCCATCAGCATCCAGTTATCAGAGGCGTCGGTAACCTTAGTCAGCAACCACTGCGGCTCATACCCCAGATTCACCGTCGCATTTCCACTCCCATCCGTCGTGAACGACCCACACGAAATCACATTGTCCGTGCCCGAGTCGCCGAAGCCCCCGGCGTCGTGGGCGAAGAGGTAGGCGACGTAGGTGATGCCGCTGTCGTTGACACGCGGGTCGGTGCCCACCGTGAACTGCGTGGAAGTGGGGTCGGTGTTGTTCCAGTACGCGCTGCTGGTGGTCTCGCTGTTATCAAGGTCGAGACGCAAGAATTTGCCGTTACCTAGCGAACGGTGATAGACCGCCCAGCCGACAGCCGAGTTAGTAGCTTTTACGATGATGCAGCCGGGGGTAGAGCCAAGGTTATGAGAGACTGTACGGGCAGAGCCCGTCCCCGTATACGTCACCACATCAAAGAACTTCGGCTGCTTGGCCCAGGTCCAGCTTGCGTAGGTTGCACCGCTACTGTTAACTACGGTCTCATAATTAACGCCAAGAGAAAACCCATCGCTGTTAAAACTTGTTAAATCCTGACCAGACGTGAATTCAGCACTTTGTTGCCCTGTTGAATTTGAAATAAGATATTTTTTACCTCTTTGAGTATCTATTATGTAATTTGATGTTGCATTGCTTCTACTCTTAATCCAAACCAACCCACCCTTTCCCGCCAAGTCAATCCCGTTGGTGATCGTCTGGGTTGATCCGTTGCCGGTGTATAAAAACACACTGAACGCATCTTCTATATACACCTTCTGCCCAGCAGCGGCGCTGCCATAGGCGTCGTACGACGCGACACCGGAGGTTGCTTGCAGGGGCATCGCTTACGCCTTGAACTGATTGACCGAGGCCAGCACGGTGAACGTGGCGCTGCCGGTCTTGATGATCAGGTAGCGGTAGCTGTCGATACCACTCGCGTTACCCGCCGTAGGCGCTCCACCGATCCACCGCGTCGTCACGCCGCTGGTCGTGCCGTCCACCTGCACCACGTTGTTGTAGTAGGCTGTAGCGCCCTGCGTCACCAAGAACGCCGCCGTGATCGACTGCCCCGTCGCCAGCGCCGTGTTCAGCGAGGTGCCGCTGCTGGCCCGGAAGTTCGTCGTCCAGTTGGCCGAGGCGTTGCTGGTGTAGTACAGCACCGACTGCGTGGTGAGATCGTAGTTGATCGTGCCCGTCGCCGCCGTGGCGCTGACGGTAGCTACTTCGGCCGCATCGCTGAGCACGACTGCTAGCGTGCTGGCCGAGCCCGCAAAGTTCTGCTGCCCCGTGAAGGTCTGCGCCGCCCCCAGCACCGCCACCGTGTCGGTCGCGTCCGGGAAGGTCAGCGTGCGGTTGGCCGTCAGCGTGCCGGGGGTGAACGTGATGCGGTAGGTGCTGGAGCCACCCGCGCGGCCCCCAATGACGAAGCCGTCTTGCGTTGCCGTGGCGGTGCCGAACGTCTGGCCCGTGGTGTTGTAGAACGTGTTCGCGCCCGTGAAGGCGTTGTTGGCCGACAATCCCGGCCCCGTAGGCAGCGGCGTACTCAACCAAGTCGTCCCGTCGCTCGTGAGTACGTTGCCATTCGCCCCCGGTGCGACAACCTGAACGGCCGAGGTGCCGTTGCCCAGCAAGACGTTGTTGAGCGTGAGCGAGGTTGCGCCCGTGCCGCCGTTAGCGACGCCCAAGGTGCCCGAGAAGACGGTCGATCCGACCTTCACGAAGTCGGTGCCGTTCCACGCCACAAGGCAGCGCTCGCCGGCCACCACGGTGACACCCGTCGTAGGCCCAGTCCCGCGCAGCACGATACTCTGCGTGCTGCTGGTCGCGTTGATGACGACGTACGCTTTGGTACGCGCCGGAGCCGTGATGTTGCGTGTGACCGTGCCCCCGGCCGTCCAGAGGATGATCGCCTGCCTTGCTTGGTTGGCCGCGCCCGTCGTGTCCGTCAGCGTCACGTCAGCATCGCTGCTGAGCGTGGTCGTGCCCGCCACAGCCGAGTCCAGAAGGCTCGTGATGGCATTGTTGACCGTGTCGCCCCAAGTGCCCGTCAGGTCGCCCGTGACCGGCAGCGCAAGCCCAAGATTCGTCGTGTATGTCGTCATGGCAGTCGAATGAGGGCAGAGGTTGCAGTGGGCGGCGGCATCGTCACCACGAACGGCACAGCCGGAGTCGCCACCTTGTCAGAACCGAAGTCCAGCACCGCGATGCTCGGGTTGGTGGTCCCGTTGGCGAGGTAGATAAGCCCGCCGCGTGCAACGAACGACGCGCCCGTCCATGTGGCGTTGCTGAAGCCGAAGAACGCCGTCGTGCCCGTGGAGGTCGGCGCAGTCGTGACCGTGATGGTGGCCCCGCCAGCCGTGTAGCCCGTGCCCGAGATCTCGCCCACGGCCGTGTAGGCTGTGGTGCTCGGCCCGATGTCAGCCGTCGCGCCATAGAGCGCGAGCTTGTAGGTGCCGGCGTTGAAGTTGAACGACGCTGTGAGCAGGCCGACCTTGAACGATGTGGTGAGTCCTTGGGAGATCGGCATGTCACCTCACCGGGGTCTTCTGGAAGCCTGAGCGGTACTGATCCTGCTTCTCCGCACCGTCACCCAACCGCTTGGCGAGCAGCAGCGCTTCCTTGTACTTGTCGTCGTACAGCTTGATGAGGTCCGCTTCACCTTTGAGGAAGGTGTAGCACTCGACCAGCGCACCGTACAATAGCACGGAGTCCACGTTGTCACCCAGCCATGTCCGACCCGTTGCAGCCGTCGTGATCGACTCGGGGTAGTGGTAATACTCCAGCGCGAGGCTGTAGGCCAGATCAGGCGTCGGTCCGAGGATGAACCGAAGCTCCTTCGCATCTGCCTGATCGACCCCGTAGATGCCGTACACCTTGGGCAACCCGACAGCAGCCACCGTCGGGTACGCTTCGCGGATGAAGCTGGGGTCTTTGTTCAGCAGGTAGGTGTAGACGCCAGAGGCGGGCACCACGGCGAGGGAGTGGGCAGACAGAAAGTCCGACGGGCAGGTGACGTACGGCGACGAGATCGTGGCCGTCAACGTCGTAGCCTTCCGAGTTGCGGCGAACCCAATCGTCAGGTAGATGCGCTGCTCAGCCTGCTTGATGCAGGTGTTCACATCTACCGTGTCGAACGTGTTCTCCAAGAACCCCTGTAGGGCCGCGACAAGCTCGGTGTAGGTCATGTCTTACGCCATCGGTCCACGCGCCGTGGTGCCCTTGGTAGCCGCGCCGTTGCCGCGCGTCTTGACGCCCGAAGTCTTCGGCTCCGGGCACGCTTTGTTGGAGTATGGCCCCACCGTCACCCGCAGGTTCTGGAGGGTCGGCTCAGGCTTCTGTGCAGGCGTTTTCATTTCCCCACCTTGCCTTGGTTCTTGACGCGGGCCATGTTGCGGCCCATCTGCTGAGCCATCGCGGACGTGACACCGCCCTTGGCCATCTTGTGCATCCGCTGTTCGTGCTTCTTGACTTCAGCCGATGCGACCTTCTTCATCTTGTTCATGTAGCCCTCCGAGGCTAAGATACCGTGACTGTACCGAGTTCTGCGCGGCTCACCAAGTAGTTTGGCGTCAAGCCGTCATCGCCGTTGCGGGCACCGCCCACCGGAGCCCACCCCCACTGTGTGATGCGACTGCCGTCGCCGGGGTTGCCCAGCACGTTGAGCCCCGAGGCGACGTAGCTGCGATCCGGCCGAGGGTTGCGCACCGCCTGCGGGTCGCTGACCGGGAACGTACCAAGCAGCAGTTGAGGGTGACTGGCCTCCCAGCACTCGCGGCAGACCATGATGTTCACTTGCGTGAACTTGATCGTCAGCTGCTTAAGCTGACGTAGCTTGAAGCGAAACCCGCAGCGGTCGCACTCCGCGATAGAGTGCTTGCCTGACGCGAACGGCTGGGGCATAGCTCATCTCCCCATCGGGGAGAAGCGCGGCAGGAACCTCACCGACGCCTTCTCCCGGTCCTCGTCCGAAGCCAGCTGCCAAGCCTCGTCGTACTGCATCTTGAGCATCTGGACGCGGTCCATGCTCTCAGGCCGCTTGATCGCAAGGTAGTACGCCAACCCCGCCACCATGCAGGGCATGAAGCGGAAGGGCACGTCCATCGTGTTGGTGCCGCTGCCAGCGTCTTGGATGCGGCGCAGCCGCCAGTAGACCAGCGTGTAAGTCTGCGACGTGTCGGGCACCGGCCACAGCGTGACCGTGGGGGCGTCCACTCCGCGCTTGACGAAATACTGCAGCGGGCGGGCTTGCTGGAGCTTGTTGGGCAGCGTAGAGTAGGTCGAGACGCTAATACGCGATATAGCGATATCCGTCTGGTTGGACACCGACCCCGAGTTCGTGCGGATCACCGCCTCCATGATGTCCACGGTATCTGCCGGCAGCGTGTAGGTCGCCGTACCGGGAGTGAGCACTTGTGACAGCTGCTCAAACGTGAACATGTTGAGCCCGCGATTGGCCCAGTCTGCAAACAGCAGATTCAGGCTGCGACGCGCAGAGCGCATGTCATAGCCCGTGCGGATCTCGTAGCCGGCACGCTCCCCCGCCTCTTCGATGAGATCGACGAGGTCTAGGTCGAACAGAGTAGTGCCGGATGTGGTCATTGCTGCCTCTTCGCGGTCTTGGCCGACTGCACGAACGCTGCAGCCGTAGGAGCGCCGGAGCTACCCGGCTTGCGCATCTTCTCCCCGCTGCCTGCAGCGATCCGCTTACGCTTGGCGTGGATGTTGGCGTACAGCCCTACCTCACCACCCTCCGCGTACTGCATGAAGTCCGTGTCGTCGCGGCGCGGTTTGCGCTTAGGCTTGGGCATCTTCGAGGGGTTGATGGCCCCCATGCCGCGACTGGCGCGCATCAGATGTACCGCCCTCGGGTCTTGCCCCGCTGCGCGATGCCATCGATCTTGCCGCCCTTCTTGAAGCCTTTACCAACGTCATCCATCTTCCGCATGGCCCGTGCTTCAGCCGAACGCTCCGGCTTATAACTTGAACCATAAAGGGCCGGACCTCTACGCCCCGGCCTTACTTCCCGCGCAAAATCGCTGGCAGCTTCTTCGCCAGAATACTTCGCTCTAGTATCCGCAAGCTCCCCCATCTTCCGCATGGCCCGTGCTTCAGCCGAACGCTCCGGCTTATAGCCCGGACCTCTACGCCCCGGCCTTACTTCCCGCGCAAAATCGCTGGCAGCTTCTTCGCCAGAATACTTCACCGCTTTGGGCGTGGGTGTAGCGCGTTTCTTAGAAGCCGCAGTGCGACCCATGTTTTCGTCGTACTGCGCAGGAAACTGTTCATCAAGCATTTTACGTTCGACGGCTGCGCGCGCCCGTCGGTAAATGTCGGAGTCATCTTCAGCAAAGCGACCCCCTTTGGGAACATCTCCGCCTTCGTCGTACCGTTTCGCTTTCATTTAAGACTCCTTAGCAGGCTTTGCCGCCGCCGGCCATTTTGACTTGCTTAGCCTTGGTCTTGCCCTTCTTGGCAACACCATCAGCGGAACGCACGAAGCCGCCATTGGCAAAAGGCTTACCCTTCATGCCCTTGGCTTCAGCCATCTCGTGCTTGATCATCGACTTCGGAGCACCCTTCTTCTTCATGAAGGCCACTTCCTTCTTCATCATCGCGGGGGACTCTTTCATCTCAGACTCCTTAGCGGCACCGCCGCCAGCTTTGTGTGTTTCAAACTTGCGCCCGACAGACTGCGAGATACCGACCTTCTTGGCGAACTCAGGACTGTGCGCCACACCCTGCATCAGCCTACGCTGCTTCTCGCTGGCGTACGGCATCAGTCGCGCCCAGTGATCTTCTTCATCGTATCTGTTTCCCAAATGCGGATTCCGGTCCACAGAATGGTAAACAGCGCAGCAATAGAAGGTAGGATGTCCACGAGAGCCCCGATCACTGTTGCCACTGACAGTACATCGAGAAGCTGCTTACCTACTTCGTAATCGCTTGCCTTGTTCATGTCAGCTCACCGAAACAACTTTATGCCGTCCAACAATCTCACCAGCCGCCCTCATAGCACGTACTTTAGCTTGTGCAGCGGCTTGCATAGTGGCATTTCGTGCTTTATCCACAATGCAGGGGTGGAGCAAACCATGTTCACGAGCCGTCAGAATGCGCAGATTTGTCCAATGGTTGTTTTGGTAATCGCCGTCTATGTGATCCACATGACAACCTTCAAACAATTCCCCAACAAAGGCTTGGGCAACCAGACGATGGACAAGGAACGCCTTACAACAGATATCTCTAGGCGATCCGTCTCGCAAACGTACTTCGATGTAGGGGAGTTGCCTACCGTCGGCGGAGCGTTTCTTTGGCGTAAGCGTCATGATCCGTTCCGGCACGGGAACGAGACTTCCGGCTCTACCACGACGAAAACGCTGTACTGATTTCATGCGGCCGAAGTCACTGACTTCGTACATACCTTCGTACCCTCTAACCGGAGCCCATCGTTCAGTCAGCAATTCCATGCTTTCCTCGCTTTCCGCAGTCGGCTGTTTGGGTCTTTGGCGGCTTCAGGGAACATTTTAGCCTGCCCAGCGGAACGTGCACAAAACGACTTTCGACGGGCCGCATCTTTCTCCGTCTTGGGGTTCGGGGCCGGTGGTTTCAGGTTCATGCCCTGCGCCTTAGCCGAAGCCCTGCCTTTGGCGTTTAGCCCGCCAGCTTTCGACTGCCCTTCTTTACGCTGCCAAGCAGGTGTCTTAGCCACCTCACACCCCTTGCAGTGTGTCGAGCGTAGCCTGCGTAGTGGCGGAGTCGGCGTCCAGAGCCGCGACATAGTTGACATCGCCGCGTTGTACAGCAGCTTGACGCTGCTGTACGTTGAACGCCAGCCGGTTTTGCAACATCTTGATGAGATCTTCGAGACTCATGTTGCTGGCCCTTTATTACTGTGCGGCAAAGCCTTGCAGGCTCGCATACACCGCGCCAGCACCAGATGCCGTAGCGGTCTGAAGTTGCAGCGCCGTGTTGACCGAGCCGCGCAGCGGAACCAAGAACTGAAGCGCCCGAGGCGTTACGCCCGTGGTCGGGATGCGGGTCATCCACAGCACCTTGTGGAAGGTGGCCGTCACGCCGGTGCCGCTGATCGCCAGCGTCGAACCGCCCCGCGTAGCCGACAGGGTAATGGTCGTCGCCGCCGGCACCGTCAGCACGAAGTACGTCACGCCGGCTGTGATGCCCGTAACGGTGCTCGCGGTGAACACCACCGCATCGCCGATCCGCAGGTTGTGCGTCACCGACACAGTCAGGATGTTCGTCGCAATGGTCTGCGAAGAGCAGGTCAGATCCGGCTCGCGGATGCGCAGGTCGGTCGCGTTGGTCAGCGCCTCCGAGAACAGGTCGATAGCCGTGACGTAGTTGCACAGCAGGGCGCCAGCCGCTTCCTTGACTTGCAGCGGGGTGGCGGTGTTGGCAAGACCGCCCACGTTGGCAGGGGTCTGCCACGACACCTCGGGCACCGAGTACGGGGCCACCACAGCCGCCGCACCTGCAGTCATGGTCAGACGCGCCGCGTCACCAGCGACCAGCGTGGTCGGGGCGACCGCCGTCCGCACCACGCCGCCCACCGTGAGCGGGCTAGTACCCGCTGCGGCGTCTTCAGCCGCAGGGCCGCCCGTGATCGTCGTGACCGTGCTGACCGTCGTGATCGTGCCCGACGAGACCGTGACAGCCGGGGTGTTGTTGACCGTGACCGGGATCGACGCTGCGATATCCCCAGCAGGCCGTGCCAGCACCTCCACACGCTCACGCTCGTAGTCGAACAGGCGGACGAAACTCACGCGCAGGTCGGTGCGACGGATCGCAGCGCCACCAGCGGCGGTCACCCCAAACACAGGCTGGCCGGTGAACAGCGTGCCCGTGCCGCCCGTGCAGCCCGTGAAGGTGGTAGCCGTGGTGCCGGTGTAGGTGACCAGCTGCCAGCCCGTGGTGGTCTGCACCCAGAACGTACCCGACGCGGGGTAGCCGGCTGTGCTCGCCACCGTGATGGTGGCCTGCGGCAGCGCCAGACCGTTGCTGGCGGCGTCGATGGTGGTGCCCAGCGTGTTGGCCGGGTAGGCCACCGGGGGCGTGTATTCCAGCGAGGGCGGGACGAGGAACAGGTTGGAGCCCGAGACGTTGGCAACCTTCCAGATCGCGTCGAGGTTAAGCGTTGCGCCTGTGACGTTGTCGCGCACACCAACGAGGTTGGCCAGATCGCCAATCGCCACACCGGCCCACGCAGCAGACCCGACAATTGCAAGCTGCCGTATGCCGCCCGGCAGAGTCTGCATCGACACCGTCTGCACTACCTGAGCAACCGCGCCCAAAGCGGACATCAGATTGCCGCCCTGCACCTTGGCGACGTAGCCGCCGTACGAGGTGATCGTACCGCTGGTACCAATGGTGACGGTAAAGGTGGTTGGACCTGTCACCGTGACGGCAGTCGCCGTCGTCAGGTTGGGGAACTCGGCCGCACCCTGTGCCCGGATACCGTAGATGACGACCAGATCGCTGGTCACCAGTCCGTGCGGTACGTCCGTGGTGATGGTAGCGGTAGTGCTAGCCGACTTGACCGCTGAGACGATCTGCGCATTGGGGGCAGTCAGACTCTTGGCGTTGACCGCACGAATGCGAAGTTTGTAGAACGTAGACGGGTCCGGGCAAATCTGCGTCCGCACCAGTCGGCTAGTCATCGCCGTGGTGGTATCCACCGGCGCATCCGCCCACTGCGTGCGGTCCGACTGCACCAGCATGCGATACTCATTCGTGGGGCTGAAAGAGTATTGGTACGCTACCGCACCGGCAAGCTGAACCGACGCTGTAGTACCGATGGTGACCGATTGGTTACCTGCCACGGTGCCAGAGGGCAGCGCATCACCCGACTCGCTACGAATATACAGCGAAGAGTTGGTAGCCGTGGTGTTCTCAAAGATCTGCGAGATGCCGTTCTGCGCCCGTCCAAGACGCTCTCGGAAGTAGACGAAACCTTTCGCGCCGGCCGGATTGGTGATGGTTTGGCTGGCGATGGTGCCGCCGGGGCCGGCAGTTACCGTGAACACCACAGGGCTGGGCGTAGTCGCTACCACCAGCGCCGGATAGTTCGCCAGTTGGTTGGAGCAGTCGCGGATGCCGATGGCCTGACCGACGCTCAGGCCGTGCGCCGTAGTGGTCTCGACCGTCAGCGTGGTCGTGGCCTGCGTGATCGAGGCGATTGCCAGATCCGCAGGAATCGGAAGGAGATCTCCCGTGTCCACGATCTCGATACTGAACTCCTGCCCCAACGTACGCTGGGACATGGAGACACCGAAAGCAAACTCCACCGGCAGGGTGAAAGTAAACGTGCTCTCGATGGTGGTCTGCTGCCCCGCCACCAGCGGGTTTTTCGAGACGACGAGGTACGACGCTGCAGCAGCATTGCCGTCCGAATACGTCAGATCACCAGACGCCTGAACCTCAGTCCAGTTCGATCCGGCGACGTTGGGCATGTATACCTCAAACGCCTCCCGGATCTTGTTGGTGATATTTGACGAGTCAACCTGTGCACGCCCGTTCTTGGCGTTCCAGTGTGACGCCCTGCCAGTCGTAACATCAGTTAGCGGAGCAAACCCACCCATTGTGGCCTCCTGTTAGCTGGCCAACACTCAGACGCTGGCAGGGTTGCGCGATCCGTCGGGTGCTCGCTGGACGTAGACCACAGTGACGATGGCCCGCCCCGCCGTAGCCGACGCGACCGTGATGGCGTTACGCACGAAGACCGGCGTATCGGCCGAAGTGGAGGTCTGCCACGCAAGCTGGGTTGCCGC